TTCGATTTCCGTAAGTCCTTCGGTATCGCCAAGTTCTTCGATATCCGCAAGCGTTTCTCCTTCAACTAGCGTTTCGGTATCTCCAAGTACTTCGGAATCCGAAAGTCCTTCGATAAGCCCAAGTACTTCGACTTCGGTTAGTCCTTCGTTATCGCCAAGCACTTCCGAATCAGTAAGTCCTTCAGTGTCGCCAAGTATAAGTTCTTCTCTTTCTCCTAGTGTTTCGCCAAGCATTTCGCCATCTTCAAGTCCAAGCCCTTATCCATTAGATACTGATATATATTTATATACAAAACCAAATAAAACATCTTTGTTTTCAAAACAAAAAACAACTACATTGTTATCTAAAATAAAAAAAACATTCTTATTTTCTAAAAAATAATTTTGTAAACATACTTTTTAACATTATAATAAAAGTATATAATATATCATATTTCTATAAAAAATGCAAATTCTCACCGCCCCCCTCGAATCTCAAATTCTTGGCGAAAAATCATATTTTAGTGCCGACGAAGAAGCGGCTCAAACAATTTTATCTGTTTTAGATACAGTGGGATTTTCGACTAATGATTATATTATTTTAGGAGTAATTGGAAATGAAAATTCTGAGGTATGTAAAATATCAACAACCACTACAAACACTATTACGGTTGCTGTTGCTACGGTTCGTAAACATTATAAAGATGAACCGATACAAGAATTAAGATTTAATCAAAGAAAATTTTATAGAAGCACGACAGAAAGTGGCACTTTTACTCATTTATCAGGGGAAGGTTCTCCTGTAAATGTAAAAGTTGATGACCCACAAGGCACGATACTTGAAGATTCTACTGGAACTTCAACATCTTGGTATAAAGCGACTTATTATAATTCTACTTCCGCTTCGGAAACATCTTTAGATGACGCTACCGCTGTACAGGCGGGCGACGCTTCTCATTACACATCAGTTTATAAAATATTAAAAGAAGCTGGACTTGAAAATAATTCATATATAACAACAGATATAGTTAGTAGATATAGAGATGAAGCGGAAGATCAAACAGAGAGCACTCTTGCCGGACTTTATTCTTTACCATTGCCCGCAAATTCTAAAATGCTCCAACATATCGTTACTTTATTATCTGCTGGATTTTTATTATCTCAGGAATATGGAGTGGAAGCGGATGTAGAAATTGGGAAAACTGGAGAAAGGAAAATACAACGAGCGGAAGGATTGCTTGATAAGATTTTAGAGAAAAAGATTGTATTGTTGGATAGTGGTGCACAGGCAGGAATATCAAGTGGAAAATTAGCTTCTTGTAGCAACCAGTATAACGAGGACAAATACGACAAGGGTTCGTTATTTACATTGGAGGATGAGCAATTTCGCATGGGAGATCCTGAAGATGGTATTGGTTCAACAAAACGAAGTAATGTAGATGATGATGGATTTGAATAAATATGAATCTAAATATAAATGTTACTGGATATAAAGAAACTAATGAAGCATTAAAAAATGTTAGAGATGAATTGCGAGATTTCAATGAACCTTTAATAAAATCTGGTGGATATTATTTAAATGAAATCGACCAGAATTTTATATCCCGCGGATTAAGATTTAACGAACAATGGAAAGATTTGGCTCCTCGAACAATAAGAGAAAAAACTAAATTATATAAAGAAGGAAAAGCAATAGCAATCAGTTTTCCTTTGGTTAGAACTGGTTGGTTAAAAAATAGTTTCTTTTATGATTTTCTCAGTAAAACAAAAATAACAATACATAGTCTTGCAGACCCATATATAGTAAATCTTATGCATTTTGGTGGAATAAATAAAGAAGGAGCAATGGTTCCTCCAAGAACACTAATGAAAGTAGATGAAAAAAGAACTGAAAATATCATTAATATTTTTTCAGAATGGATTGATAAAATTATAAATAAACATATTAAATGAAGGAAACAATTTTACTTATAAAAACACTATTATCAGCGGGAATGAAGGGGATTGTTAAATATATTTATATTGGCGACCCTATTCTTATTCCTACGAGTTGTTTACCTGCTTTGATTATAAATCCCCTAAGAACGGATGTTTCTAAATTTGACAATACCCGCGATAAACATAACCACACCATAAATATAGCTTTGGTTATTGACGCAAAACAATACTTAAACGCAACTCCCGATAAAATGATTGGCTCCGATTTCTTAATGACAACAATGGGAGGAGAACTTTCGGGGGCATTAGATACAAAAACTATTTTATCTATTATCAGGAAAAATTTAAATTTAGGAACGAATAGAATTATTTTAGAAAATACCAGTGTTGATTATACAGTAAGAAAGAGAACAGATGATTTGATAACATTGGAAGCGGTGGCAACAATCATAGTAACTCACATAATAAATAGATAACCATAGATAAATATGTCCGACTTCCGTTGCGAGCATTGCCACAATTTATTTTTCAAATATAGATTTATAGGAAAAGTATGTGAGATAACCGTTAAGTGTTTTAAGTGCAATGAGTTTAATAAATTCACTATAAACCTTCCAGTCGAAGGAATTAAAAATTATGAAAAAAATAATAAATACAAGCGAAACTGACTTGTTATTTCCAAGATTAGATTTACATATACAATCAAAAGAAATAAAAAAAGTCAGTGATGAAGTTTTTAACCAGCTAATAGGAAATATGTATATAAAAGAAATAACGAATGGGGAAGAGCCAAAGGTCGTTAAAAGTAAAATAATTAAAAAATAATATGTCAATTCACGCAGGTAATGAACCTTATGTAGGTATTGGTATTGAAACAGTAGCAGGAACCGCAGTCGCGGCTTCTAAATATATTCCATATTTAAGTTGCACAATCAGAGGAAAACTTGACCCTTTGTTTGATGAATCAGCCAAAGGTATTCGGGATAAGAATTATGCTTCAACCGTTGGTAAAACCAGTGGCGAGGGGGATTTAGAAATTTATGCAGATGCTGAAAATGCAATGTATATTATATATCCAGCAATGGGTGCTAAAACAACCACAACCGCCGCAGGTGAAACCGCAGTTTGGACGCATACCTTGACTCGTAAGTCAACAAATCCGCCTAAAACAGTTACTCTTATATACAATGATAGCGTTGATACGAGAAAATATACCTATGGAACTGTTAATTCTTTTGAATTAAAAGCATCGGATGGTATTGCAACTATTTCAGCGAATTTCTTATCAAAGTTTCCTTCAACCGGAACTGGTACAGTAGCATTGACAACGGAACGATTGTTATCGTTTAAAGATTATACTATCAAATTGGGAAGTGGTGCAACTGGTACAGCGGCTTTAGCGGCAGCGGCATCAGCGGCAGCAACTCCAATGAGTAGTTTTAGTCTTAAATATAATAATAACGCTGAATCTCATTTTATGAGTGGTAGCGGAAGCCCTGCTCATATAGCTATGGGGCCGTTGGAAGTTACTGGAGAATATGTTTTGTTTTATGAGAGTACCACAGAACGTGCTTTTTATGAAACAATGTTGAATGGAAGCGACCCAGTGAGAGCAATGATTGTTACCTTTACAGGGGATTCAATCGGAAATGCAGAGTATGAAGAAATAAAGATTTCTATTCCTAACTTCAAGTTATCGGATAAAGGATTAGATGCAAATATTTCTGGATTTATAACAGAAAATCCTCAATTTATTGCAATGTACGACCCAACCGAAACTAAGACGATAGAGATTTCTATTACGAACTCAACCCACGTTTACGCGTAGTAATAAATGAGACAGGCGATATTATATCGGAGGAATTTCCTCAATGTCCACTCGTTCTTCTCTTAAAATAATGAAATTAACTGACCCAAGAAAAATCTTAACAGTAGAACTGCCTTCTTTTGAGGGGGGCAATGTAGAAATATATGATAGTTTGTTAACGCAAGAATTAGAATCATTAGATTCAAGTTTATCAGAATACGATAGGGGAATTAAAATTCTTCAATTTTTGATTAAATCGTGGCCTTTTACTGATGAAACAGAAAAACAAATTCCTATCAATAAAGAAAATTTAGGCAAATTGCCGGTTCCTGATTTTACAAAACTGATGACCACTGTCACAGAATCAATGGATTTTTTAGGAAAAGGAAGCAAGAAGAAATAAAGAAAGTTATTATTTCTTTCAGTACCAAAAAAATAAAATCAGAAGCACTATCTGAGTATTTTTTGTTAAAAATGTTTTGGAAAAATTTAGGAATGAAACCAAAAGAAGTTAAAAAATTACCTATTTCAACATTTGAAACATTTTCAGAAATAATGAATTTGGAGTCAGAATTTAAAGACAAAGAAATTAGAAAAAATGGCAAACACTAATATCAATATAAATATAACGGCCAGTGATACTGCCACTCCTACTATTCAAAAAGTAGAGCAAGCCGTTGCAAATCTAGGAAAAAAAGCAACCACTTCTATTAGTATCACTGGATTAGACGCTATTGATAAACAGCTGTCTGCTTTGACATCCAAAGCAACTGGTGGAAATTTAAAAATGAACGCAGGGTTGACCCCTTCTGCAACTGCTGATTTAAAAAATTGGGGGGCAACTGCTGTTCTTGCTTCAGCAAATGCAACTAATGGATTTAAAAATTATGAAAATCAATTAAAAAATGTTAGTTCTAATATAGATAATATTGGAAGTCGTTTGCGTTATTTGTCTTTAGTTAGCGGAGTTATTTTTGCTGGATTGAGTACTGTTACTTTGGGATTTATCAAATCTGCAAGAGACATGGAAGAATCTCAATTGAAATTAATGGTTGCAACGCAAACAACAGGAGTTTCTTTTGAAAGTGCCAATGAAATGGCAAAAAAACTATCGGCGGATGGAATGATGAGTATGAAAACTGCTTATTCTGCCTTAACTAATGCAATCGTTGGAACTACAGGAATGGCTCAAAAAGGCGTTGAAACAGCAGGGAAACCAATTAGTGAAATAGCATTGGCACAAGCTGGAGCGTTAGTTCAAATGTGGAAAGATTCTGCGGTGGTCATGAAGCAAAATATGGCAGATACTACTGATGTTGCTATTGAAAAGGCTTCTTCTGGTTTTAGAACTCTCAGAGAAATAATGGCAGATTCGACGGGTATAGAAATTAAATTTACAGAAGCATATAAAGTTTATGCTAAAGAATTAAATAATGGAAACACAAGTTTAAATCGTGCTCAACAACAACAAGCAATATACAACGCTTATATGAAAGAAGGTCAGCGTTATACTGGCGCGGCGGCACTTGCTTCCGCAACTTTCAGTGGTTCCTTAACTAAAATGAATGCCAATGTTTTAATGATGAAACAAAATATAGGCAATGCTTTGGTTCCTGTTTTTGGAGTTTTGGCGGCTGGCATTGATAAAGCATCTCGTTCAATTGGAGAATTTGCTAATAAACATTCTGCTTGGACTATGACAATAATAGTTGGAACAGTCGCAATGGCTGGATTAATAACTGCGGTTGCTATGTTAGGAGCATTAGGAAATATGTTTTATTCTTCAATTGGAGGAATTATAAATATTTTTAAAGGTATAACTATTGGAGGATTACAAACAACAGCGGTTATTATTGGTCTTACCGTAGCAATTGGTGCTTTAGTATATGCTTGGTTAAAAATGTCAGGAAAATGGGATCAGTGGAAAAACTCGATGTCTACATTGGGACAAAAAATAAAAGATACGATGAAACAAGTATCTAATGCTGGAAGTACAGCCTCGGAAACAACAAGTAAATTAGCAAAAGCATTGCGAGATTTACAATCTTCTATAACAGACACGTCAAAAGATTTTAATCAGCAAATGTCAGAATGGGTTGTTAATCATGACAAAACAATAAAAAAATTAAAAGACCAAATAGGAGATTTAGCGGATGAATATAAAAAATCTACTGATAAAATTAAAAAAGATTTTGAAGAAACAAATAAAGATTTAACATTATCCCATGCAAGGAAATCAGAAGATTTGCAAGAACAAATAGACGAAGAAGTATCCAAAGGAATCTGGGCTGATCAAACTAAAATTAAAAATTTAAAAAAAGAATTAGCTCGTGAAAACGAGGATTATTTACTTTCTTCTAAAGATAAATTAGATACTAAAGACGAGGAATTAACAGAAGAACAAAAGCAATACAAAGAAAAATTAACAGACTTAGAGGACGAATTAAAAAAAGAAAAGGATTTAGAAGAAAAACATTCTAAGTTGATTTCATATTATAGAACACAGCCATATTTAGATGAAATTGAAAAAATGGAAGAAGCATATAAGAAAAGATTATCTTCTTTAACTATTCAACTTTCAGATATAAAAGAACAATATGCTACCGAAATTTCAGGAATAAATTCTGCTACTGATGCGTTAGATTTACTTGGAGCAAAAGCAGATGAAACAAATACAAAATTAAATAATATTTCTTGGGGAACTTCTATTGGAAGAGCAATTGGAGAATTTGCGGATTCTTTCACTAGAAATTGGAATCTTTTAGTAGAAGGAATAAGTAATTTTAAATTTGTTAATTTTTTTAATAATTTTTTAACTGGATGGAATTCATTAATGGAAGATTTAAAAAATAATTTTAGGGACGCAATGCTTGAAATAGGAGGTGGTGATTATTTTAAAGGATTTATGAGTTCGTTAGAATTATTGGGATTAGCAATAGCCGCAATTGGAGTGGCTTTAAAAATTGGATTACCTGCATCTGCGGCAGTTGGGTTTGCAGGGGCAACAACAGGCATAGCAGCAACTGGATTTTTAGGAATGCTTTCAAAAATGGCATTACCAATTCTTATTACAATAGTTACAGCGGAAGCATTAAAAAAAATATGGGAATTAGGAAATGAATTACGAGGATTAAAAGTTGAAATGGATGCGGCAGATAAATCTGGAAGAGACGCAACCGCTTTGCAATCTCAAGCATTTATAAATTTAACAAAAAAAGTTCAAGAAGGAAAAATTTCTGTTGACCAATATAACACCTCATTAACAAGAATAGGTACAAATAATTGGTCTAATCAATTATTTAATAATGTAAATTCTTTTTTTTCAGCAATAGCAACAACATCATCTAATATGTCTTCGATGTATTCTTCAAATAATTCATCAGTAACATCGTCGCCATTTAATAAACGTGCGTCTGGGGGAAATGTTATAAGTGGTTCTCCTTATCTCGTTGGTGAAAAAGGGCCAGAATTATTTTTTCCTAATACAAATGGATATGTTGCTTCTAATGATAAATTAGGAGGTACAAATATAACTAACAATATTAGTATAGTAAATCCTTCCGTGCGAAGCAATGCAGATATTCAATCTATTGCACAAGCAGTTAAAGATGTTATTTCAAGGGAATTAGCACTTAAAAAATTTGCATAAAATATGGCTAAAGAAATAAGTTTAAATGGACTTGATATTCAAGATTCCAATTTTATTACAGAA